TAACGGCGATGATACCGATCTTCGTTTTTTGGATCGCCCCGAGCGGATCATCATGCTAAAAGCTAAGGGCAACGCCCGAACCGATCGCGGGGCGTTCGTGTTCGATTTTTAACCCCGTTTCCGTGTAGCACCGGCCCGCCTTAGTGCGGGCCTTTTTTTTGCTTGCTTGACGGGCTCGGGCGTTTCGTGGTTATAATCGCCCCGCGCTATGCGCTTTTGTCAATTACACGGAGATTTTAAAAATGAGAGTTGCACCAGTTCAAAACATAAAACAGGGCGAATTTGTGAAGCGAACGCCAGAGGCTAAACGGGTTTATATTCGGCGCGAATACGACCCAACTTTTAAGGTTTACAGCTTGCAAGCGTTCGACGATATAAATTTCCACATTTACGTTAAGCGCGGCGTAACACTCGCTTATGATTTCGAATTTTAAGGGGGCTATATGGAAATCTTTTTAACCGGTTTTATCTCTGGCTTGTTTGTCTCGCTCATGGCGTTAAACGTTTATCTTGTTTGGCGCGATGAATTCACCGATTATCGGGCGAAACTTGCGGAGGTGGCTTATCTCGAAGCTCGCCGCAGAATACAGCGCGAACAGCGCCGCGAATTTTAACCCTTACCGTTACCCGATCCGGCCCGCCATTGTGCGGGCTTTTTTTTGCTCTCGTTCCCCATAGTTAATCAAGCCCCGCCCCGCCTCCCCTGATCCCTTCCAAACGTACCGTGAGCCGCGATTTCCGGCCCGTGGTGCGACGATCTCTGCTCGGGGGTACATTACCCCGCCCCGTGATCCGCGTGCCGTGGTGCGCGTTCGATCTCCCAAACGTTCGGGCCAGCTCGCCGGATTCGATCCGCGTGCCGTGGCCCGTGGTGCGTGCGATTTTGTTTGTGATGTTTGTAACCTGATCGCGCTTGTTTGTATGTAATTTCACAAACACCGCGCCGCACCATGCGCCCAGGAGGCGTGGTGCGCCGCACAATGCCCTGGGGCCGAGGGCCGCGCCTTATGGTTAAAGGCTCAGGGGCCCCTTGATATCGGGGCAAGTGCCGAAGCTCGGGATTTATGGTGCGATGCAACAGGAACGTGGCACGGGGTTTGCTGGGACGAGGGCAAGGGCCATGTTTTTCACAAACATTTGCATAAAATTTCGTACAGTGGTTAACTATTGCCAATTTATGGGTAAAATCGCATATTTTCTTATAGAGGAGCCGTATGACAACTAAGCGTCCAAAGGGCCTGGGGAAGATGAATCCTAAAGCAAGAGACAAATCTCTTCCTCGAAATGTCCGTGTAGCGGAACGCCCGCTCACGCGCCGTCAGGAATTATTCGTAAAAGAAATTGTGTCTAAAGATGGTCAGATCACGTACCGTGAGGCGGCAATCAATGCTGGATATCCTGCGTCCTCGGCACATACTCGTGCTTATGAATTAATGAATCCTAATATTTGTCCCCACGTCGTGCGGGCCGTGAAGGCTTATCGTGATGAACTCGACGAGAAGTACGGTGTGTCGTACAAACGCCACGTTAGGGACCTCCAACTGATTCGGGATTTGGCCCTTGAGAACGGAGCATATTCTGCGGCCGTGCAAGCCGAGTATCGACGCGGCCAAGCGCAGGGGGATATATATATTAATAAATCTGAAATACGACACGGATCTATTGATTCGATGTCCAAGGAAGATGTTTTGAAAGCCTTAGAGGAGATAAAACAGAACCATGTCCCGTTTACCATCGACATTACTCCCGAAAGACAACCAGATACCGCGGACCGCGGCCAGTCGAGAAAGCGGCCTGTGGCGAGTGTTGAAGAACGCGATCGACAAGAGTCCGAGGAAGATTCAGTACACGAGGCTTGAATCGTGGGCCATGCCTGGAGTCCCAGATATTCTGATCTGTGATGAGACGGGCCGTTTTCATTTTATTGAGTTAAAGGCTACGGGTGGCAATGCTGTAGAGTTACGGCCACATCAAGTATCGTGGTTGAGCCGTCATGCGCATGCCAGTACCTGGATATTTGTTCGGCGGTCCGCGACCCGCGATCCACGGACCAAGGTCCAACGCGAAGATGAGTATTATTTGTACCGTGGTGAGGATGCGATGGATGTGAAGTTTGAGGGGTTGGAGAAGAAGCCGGTGTTGTTCTACGAGAAAGCGATGGATTGGGATGCGATGTTTGAGGTTATTTGTCCGAATGTTTCACGTGAAACATCTTAGGGTCCCCCGATGAATCCGATGACGGGTAATGAGGAGCGGGAGTTAAAGCTTCGGCTACGGTTAGCGCAACTTGAGCAGAACGAGGGGTGTCAAAAAAATTTTTTACAATTTGTAAAAACGGTATGGCCTGACTTTATTGCTGGGCGGCACCATAAGATTATCTCGGATAAGCTGGAGCGGGTTGCGAGTGGAGAGTTAAAGCGCTTGATTATCAATATGGCGCCGCGGCACACGAAGTCTGAGTTTGCGTCGTACTTGTTTCCGGCGTGGATGATGGGTAAGAACCCGAAGATGAAGATCATTCAGGCGACACACACGACGGAGTTGGCGGTGAACTTCGGTCGGAAGACGAAGAATTTGATAGATAGCGATGAGTATAAGGAGATTTTCCCGGACGTGAGGCTTGCGGCGGACAGCAAGGCTTCTGGTCGGTGGGACACGAGCCGTGGTGGGATGTACTACGCGGTGGGTGTGGGTTCGAACCTCGCTGGTCGCGGTGGAGATTTGGTGATTATCGACGATCCGCACTCGGAGCAGACGGCGATGAGTGCTAGTGGGTTTGACGATGCGTGGGATTGGTACACTGGGGGCCCCCGACAGCGTCTCCAGCCGGGTGGAAGTATCGTTTTGGTACAGACGCGGTGGTCAGAGAAGGATATGACGGGGCAACTTTTACGTGCAATGGCTAAAGATCCGTTGGCGGACCAGTGGGAAGTGGTGGAATTGCCTGCAATATTTGATGATGGCAGTCCGTGCTGGCCTGAATATTGGAGTTTGGAGGATTTAACGGCGGTAAAGGCGTCAATTCCGCCTAGTAAGTGGAACGCGCAGTACCAGCAGAACCCGACGGGCGAAGAAAATGCGATTATTCGGCGCGAATGGTGGAATAAATGGGATAAACCCAAGGTTCCGAACCTGAGTTATGTGATTCAGAGCTATGATACGGCGTTTACGAAGCGCGAGACGTCGGATTATTCTGCGATAACGACGTGGGGCGTGTTTTATCCGCTGGAATCGGGGCAGCCTAATCTTATTTTGTTGGACAGTAAGAAAGGCAGATGGGATTTTCCTGAATTAAAGCAGATTGCGCTAGAGAATTATAAGTTTTGGGACCCCGACACCGTCATCGTCGAGGCGAAGGCGAGTGGTTTGCCCTTGACTCACGAACTACGGAACATGGGTATACCGGTTGTGAACTTCACACCGAGTAAAGGTAACGATAAAGTGTCGCGGGTGCATAGCGTTTCGCCGTTATTTGAGGCTGGAATGGTTTGGGCCCCCGACGAGGTATTCGCTGACGAGTTGATCGAGGAGGTAGCGGCGTTTCCTAATGGCGAATACGACGACTTGGTCGATAGTATGACGCAGGCTTTAATGCGATATCGTCAAGGAAACTTTGTGCAATTACCCACAGATGATTGGGAAAATGACGAGACATCTGGTAGAGTTCGTGTATATTATTAGCCTATTATAATTGCGCTAATACTATTTAATTTCTGATCAGACGAGGTCACTTATGTCTAATTGTACGGGCAGATCTAAAAAAATGAAATATGGCGGTGAAGTAAAAAAGATGCAGTACGGAGGCGCGGTCCGTGGCTCACGCAAATCGGCACGTAATGGTATTGACGGTTGCGTTATTAAAGGCAAAACACGAGCGGTAAGAAACGTCTAAAGGACGAATACATGGCTGAAGCTTCTGACAGTAAAGGTATAGGAAGCCTATTTTATGATTACGTTACTGGTGGAGGATTCCCCGGTGCGGTTGATATTCGGTATTCTGCTTTTAGAGAACAACCTACTCCTTTGGTTTCTGAGTTATATGGAGAAGGTCCCACCTTTATTGAGCAATTACAAAATAAATATGGTTACGACACAAAATCGACCTATGATGCGCGGCCCGAGGGACGTCAAGATTTACCAACCATCGATGAGTTAATAGACGCTAGAGCGCACTTGTTAGGTGGTTCATTCCTTGCTGTTGATGGCTATGATCCTAAAGCAATAAAGAGTGGTTTAGAGTTGAAAGAATATGTAGATAGAGTTAGGCACGGAGCTTCTTCGGGAGATGTTGCTATGGATACACGTAACAATGAGTTGGGCTTACGGTTGTTTGAAGAAGCCAGTATGTTTGGGGATGTTAATAAAGCTCAATTGAATCGTATGGCAGAGCAACAAATTTTTTCTCAACTAGATAGAATTATGGGAAGAAAACCAGAAGAAAGAAAAAAAGTATCTCCAAAAGATGGACCAGACGTTTATTTTCCTAGAACTGAAGAAGGTAAAATAAACAATAAGTGGTGGAAAAACTTAGGTATCGCAGAAAAAATTGGTCTCGATAAAATAATACGTCGTGATCCACGGTATAAGGATTATTAAATGGCGGAAGAAAAAAAAGGATACGGGAGCTTTGTAGAGAACTCAGTTCCCTCGCAGCTTGATATGGAAGACTTGGATGCCGAGCTAGAGCTGGAGATTCCCGGCTCACGGAACACGGTCCAGGCCATGATCGAGGCA